CGATGGATGTAAGAACACCTATCTTGTATAGGATTATCTCCTATATGAATTATACGAGGCTTGAACTTTCCTGGATTATTAATCAGGATAGTTCGTATGGACGGAATCTCATTTTCATAAGATTCATCCCTTTCTGGATACCTGGAAATATAACCCACGTATTCGTCGAATTCTACAAATTGATCTGCATATTGATCAACTTCGAAACAGCTGGATATCAAAGATTCATGACATCTAGTATAACCGCTTTGCGCTGTTCCTTTCATAGAACAGTAAGCATCACGTTCAGCATCATACTTAGATAAAGTATATGCTCTATTTCTGTCCAAGGCTTGTTTGATATCTTGGATATATCTTAACTTACCTTCTTCAATATCCTGAAGAACGGAGTCAAATACTTGCTCCCACTGAACATAAGTGTCAGCGCTCGTATCAAGAGGTTCCTGAGTTAGCAGTGCCTCTGCATTATCCAAATACTGCTGTCTAAGATCACCAGCAGGATTCATTAACTCGTATATACGTGAAATTGAGATTATATACTCAAACAACATGTGATAGTTGATTAAGCCTTTCACATCTACAATTCCGTTAGTGAGAAGAAAACTTGCTAAGCGAACCATTGCCAATGCCAGATATTTATATTCTGGTATATAGAACTGGATATAGTCAAAGTCGACTTCATCTGAATTTTCCTTGTCATAAAGGACACAAAATTTATGACCTAAATAATAAGGACATTTGCCATCGCAAATGCTAATTACAGAACTTACCTGTCCTCCACTGACTGGACAGATAGCAATTTCCTCGATCGGATTCACCGAACCCGATAGTAAAATACTGAGTAGATGCGATAAAGACTTTGCATCACTCTTGGATTTGTCTGCAAGCTCTTGGATTTTAACAGAGCTATGCTGTAAACGTCGCATTCTGCCGTAGTACTCGGTCAAGAATTTGTCAGCGAAAGAACCTAAATTGTGAATTAGGTTGCTTGTACTAGCAGAAGTATCTATACCTAAGATACTCATCTCAGCAGTGTTCAATTCAATATAAGATTGAACAACCTCCTGTTTGGCTGAGCCGGTAAAACAAGCCTGCTCAAAGCCTCGTAAATAGCCATACAACTTGCTATTTGGAGTTGATGTGGTCATATTGCCACCTCCTTAGTTAATATTTAGACTAGGGTATTACCACCACAGTGAGCAGACGCTCGAACCAACGTTGGTTGGCATCCTCAAC